ATGAACGTCCTCAAGACCGCGAAGGTCTCCGCCTACCTCATCGCCCTGATCGCTGGCGTGATGTCCTACGGTCACCAGACCACCCTCTTGCTGGAGGCCCGCGCGGGCGTCTACAGCTACGCCGTTCCGCTCACGGTGGACGTGCTGGCCTTCATCTCCGCGATGGTCCGCAACTCCGACGTCGCCGACGAGACGAGCCGGAAGGCCGCCGCCGCGACGCTCATCCTCGCCGGGTCCGTCTCGGTCGCCGCGAACATCGCGGTTGGGGAGAACGTCATTCAGCGCATCGTCGGCTTCTGGACCGTGGCCGCCTACCTCCTCGCCGAGTGGTTCGTCTCGCGCCTCAAGGCGAAGCCCGTCGCGGTCGAGCCGGAGCCCGAGGTTGACCCGGAGGTCAAGGCCCGCCGCCAGGCCGCCGCGCAGAAGGCCGCCGCGACCCGCAAGCGCAACGCCGCCGCCGCCGCGAAGGCCGAGCGTTCCGCCCGCCGCGCCGAGCGTCCGGCCGTCGCCCCGCGCCGTACCTCGATCGCCCTGGAGGACATCGAGAAGGCGTACCGCGCGGCCGAGGTCCGCAACGCCGAGGCGGTCGCCGCCTGACCCGCACGGCCCCCGCAGAGCCCCCGGCCACTCGGTCGGGGGTCTTTGCTTGTTCAAGGACTTGACCGCACCATGTCTGAGCAGGCACGATGTCGGCACGCGCCACGTTCGGCGCGACCTACGACACGTCCGAAGGAACGACCGCACATGCCACACCGACTAGTCGCCAAGCGCGACCAGCACGCCGCAGCGATGAGCTACCTAGACACCGGCACGCTTGCGCTGGCCGATGTCCTCGCCCTCCTCGACGACGAGCCGGACGAGGAAGGCCGCCCGGCCGCCCGCACCATCCGAGGGCACCGCGCCCGATGGCTGACCCATCGGACCGAGGTGGTCCTCCTGGCCGCCCTGACGGCCGCTGTACCGCTCGCGTACCTCATCCCCTCGCCGCTGTCCTAGGGCGCGGGGAAAGGCCGTCAGAGTGCCCCTGACGGCCCTTCCAGTTCCCCGACGTTACGCCGCGTCCTCGCCGTGGACCAGCCGGAACGCCTGCTCGATTCGCGCCGCCGCCGTCCGGCTGTGCTCGGTCACCACGTGCAGATAGACCCGCGTGAGGATCATCGGGTCCGCGTGGCCGAGGCGGGATTGCATCGTCTTGAGGTCGATTCCCGCCGCCGCGCCGACCGTGGCCGAGGTGTGCCGCGCATCGTGCATCGCGATGACCCGCACGCCCGCCGCCCGGCAGAGGCCCGGCCACGTCTTCGTGAACCATCCGGGGTAGTAGGGCAGGCCGTTGGCGTGGCTGAACACGTACCCGTCCCCGATGTCCGCCGGGCCCTTGAACCGCTTGTAGAGCTTCGCCGCGTCCGTGAGGTACGCGGTGCGCCGCTCGGCCATCATCCCGGCCAGCACGGGCCCGAGGGGGAGCGTGCGCGTGCTCGTTCCCTTCGGGTCGCCCTCGTGTACCCGGCCGTCCGGCAGGGCCGTGCGCTGCGACCGTATGTAGATCTCGCCCTGCCCGAAGTTGACCGCGTTCCACCGGAGCCCGGCCAGCTCGCCGCGCCGCATCCCGCCGACGACCGCCAGCGCCCACGCCGCCGCCAGCCGGTCGCCCGCCGTGGCCGCGAGGAACCGTCCCGCCTCGTCGGCCGTCCACACGCCGTGTCGGCCGCCGCCGTGGGTGTCCGCCTTCCGGGGCTTCGCCGTGCCCTTCGGAATCGCGATGTCCTCCAGCGCCAGCGCGCCCGACAGGACGAGGTACACGCCCCGCGCCGAGGTGATCCGCCGGTCCGCGACCATCGCGTCAAGGATCGGATTGATGTCCCGCCGCGTGAGGGCGGTCACCTCAACGTCGTAGATCGGGCGAAGGTGCGCCGCCATCGCGGCATACCACGAGGCGGTCGTGGGCTTGTTCCGCACCCGCTGAATCTGTAGCCACTCGTCGATCAATTCCCTGAGTTTCATCTCGTGCGCTCCCTCGGTCATCAGTCCAAACCGTGGGGAGGCGGTACGTCGGGACAGCCGGATTCGAACCGACGACCTCTGCACCCCCAGTGCAGCGCGCTACCAAACTGCGCCATGTCCCGTGTATCACCGTGCGTTACGACTGTACCGGGCTGCGCTGTTTGGTAGCTCGTAGACCCCCAGTCAACCAGGCGTCACGCTGCGTCCCACTTGATACAGACGGTAACCAGTGAGAGGGCCGATACGCAAGTCCGTTGCTGTCCCGTTTCCCCCCGCGAGACACATAACCCTTCGCCAGAACACCGCGAAGGAAGCGACAGACATGGACCCGTCAGAAGCCCCCGAACACCGCGCGTGCCGCAAGCGCACGCCCGAGGAACACGCCGCCGTTCAGGCCGCACAGCTCCGCGTCGCAATGCACCGGTTGTCCGAGACGATCTCCAGGGCGTTCGCCGGGATCACCATGTGGGCCCCGCAGCCCCGTGACTTCATCGCCCGCGACGACCACCCGCGCACCGGCCGTCTCGCCGTCCGCCCCGTCCCCTACGACTTCGGGCCGCCGCTGCCGCGCGTGTGGCTCAACAACGTGACCACGTCCCGCCCGGACAGCATCGCCGACGAGGTGGGCCCGTGATCACCCCCGAGGACTTTCACGCCTTCCTCGCCGACGTCCTCGCCGAGTGGGCACCGGGCTACACGGACGCCGACGAGCAAGGCGAGCAGGCCCGCATCGTCCTCCAGGACGCCGACATCTTCACTCACGAACTGATCTTCCGCGTCGAGCCCGCCCGTGGCCCCGGCGATCCCCGCTACTTCCGCGCGTCCGTCCGACTCGACGAGGTGAAGCCCGAATGAACCGCATGGAAGCCCTGACTGCCGCGACCGAGTGGGTCAACACGCTCGCCCCGGCCGTCAACCCCAAGGGCTACGACACGAACGTCATGAAGCCTGCCGACCGGGCCCGCCTGATCATGGAAACGGCCGAGTGGATACTCACCGACGAGACGAAGGCCCGCGACACCGCCCGCGCATCGTCGGCCCTGGAGAGCGCCGTACGGGTTGCCACCGGCCGCCGTGCGCTCCCCGGCCCGGACCACGACCGCGACCGCTGCACGGACGTGGCATGCCCGTGCTGAACATCGAACCCGACCCGCGCGAGGCCCGGCTCCCCGCGTGGGCCCGTGGCCTGATCGATGGCCTCCGTGCCCACGCCGAGGCCGTCCGCAGGGCGCACGCCCGCGCCGACGAGGAAGCTCGGCAAGCCCGGCTCGATACCGGCCCGGACGGCTCGACGGCCGTCCTCTACCCCTACTCGGACCGTGGGCCGGTCGGCCTCGGTCCCGAGGCGCAAGTCCGGTTCCTCCTCGGCCGGGGCCGGTGGGTTGACGTCCGCGTGAACCCCCGGACCGGCGAGATCGAGTTGAACGGCGACTGTCGCCTGATTTTCACCGCGTACTCATCGAACGTCGTCATGATCAAAACGGAAGGGCGGTAGTCCGTGGGACACCACATCATCGGCCTCGGCGGGCTGGCCCGGTCCGGCAAGGACACGGTCGCCGCCCACCTCGTCGAGCGGTACGGCTTCAAGCGCTACGCGTTCGCCGACGTGCTCAAGACCGCCGCGCTCCGGCTCGACCCGATTGTGGTTGCCGGGCTCGTCGACTCGCTCAACGTCGCGCGCATCATCGGCCGCGAAACCGGGGACACCACCCATCAGGGCCGCGTCGCGTTCCGCCTGTCTCAGGTGGTCGACGCCCTCGGGTGGGAGCGCGCGAAGGACATCCCCGAGGTCCGGCGCACCCTCCAGGAATACGGCATGGCCGTCCGCGAGATCGACCAGGACTTTTGGGTACGCGCCGTGATCCGCCCGGCCCTCGACGAGTCCCGGCCGGTCGTCATCACCGACGTGCGCTTCCCCAACGAGGTTGCGGCCGTCCGGCGGCACGGTGGGCTGTTCGTCCGCGTCACCCGCCCCGGCATCGAGAGTGACGGTCACGTCAGCGAATCGCTCGACGTCTGGCCTGACCGGTGGCTGGACAACTGCGGGACGCTCGACGACCTCGGCGTTGAGGTGGACAACGTGATCGGCATGATGCTCTGATGGCGCTCACGAAGGCCGATCGCTGCGACTTCCGGCAGTGCGGTGCGCAAGCGCAGGTGTACGCCGTCCTCGGCTCCCACGGCCTGGCGTTCTGTGGACACCACTACCGCCAGGAAGAGGAAGCCCTTTTCCTGGACGGGTTCTATCCGATCGAGGACAACCGGCCAGCGCTCAAGGCGCGTCCGGCGGACGTGGAGGGCGCGTGACCTTCGGCTTCACCAGTGCAAGTGCGAACGGCGAGGTTGACCGCCTCGTGGACGCAATCTATACCGACCTCGGCCTGTCGCGCGGACACGTGTCCAAGCGGCGGGTCGCCGCGTTCGTTACGGCGCGGCACCTGCTCGACGAGGGCGCGTCCGGCCACCGGCCCAATCCGGAGGAGACGATCGCTCTCGCGTCGTGGCTCTCGACGGGTCGGGTCGGCATCGTGGCCGACGACGACGACGACGAGGAGGAAGACGAGTACGAGGAGGAAGCCTCCGAGGCCGACGTCCAGATGAGGGACTGGTGGCCCCCCATCCGCCTGCTCAGGGCCTTGCTCGGCTGATTTCCCCCCTGGAGACACATACCCAAGTGAAGCCCTCTGGAGAGCGGCTACGCGCCCCCGACCCTAAGTAGCCTACCGGCGCAAAAAGCCCTACCTCCTCCCCGTCGAAGAAAGCCCCTCCCCATGGCATGGTCAAACGAATCCGCACGCCGGGGGGAGCTTCCTTCAGACTGGCAAGCCCTTCGCGCGCGCGTGCTGCGCAGGGACGCGTATCGCTGTAAGGCCACTGATGAGAGGGGCCTCCCCTGTGGGAAGCCCGCCTCGGAGGTGGACCATATCCAGCGAGGCAACGACCACAGCATGGCCAACCTGCGCGCGCTGTGTAAGCCATGCCACGCACGCAAGAGCAGCGCCGAGGGTGTGCAGGCCAGAGCCTCACGCTACCGCGCACCACGTGCACACCCTGGTCTGTTGGGCCCTGCCCCTACAGACAAGCGTCGTGGCATGGGGTACGTGGCCCCCGTGCCCCCTGCCCCTGGTAGTAGGCCCGCACAGCAACGCACCACGCATCAACGCCGGTCAACGCAACGCATGGTGTTGACACGCACCAAAGCACGTGGTCGCTGACGAACACCATGCACAGTACCTGGGGGGTTACTCCCGGTACCCCCGAAACGCCTACCGGTTGGCATAGCAGCCGCCTGCGCGAACGGGCATAGAACTTTTGCGACCGACCGCGAGGGAGTACGACCATCCGCGCCCCTGAGGGCACGCTCACGCCCCCCCTACTTTCCAGCCCGTACCTCAAGGGCAAGATGCTCCGCAGCTACCCGCTGCACACGAAGATCTGCACGGAGTGCAGTGAGGAGAAGCCACGCGCCGCGTTCATCGCTCGCCCGGCGGCGGCTGATGGGCTCCGGTCTAACTGCCGAGAGTGCAACCGCAAGCGCGTACTAGCCCACTCGCAGAGCGGCACGGGTAAGACTGTCCGACGCCAGGCATACCGCCGCCGCACGTACGGCCTCACGCATGCGCAGGCAAGACGCGTTGAGGCGATCACCGTGTGTGCCATCTGCGCGGGACCGGCCGAGGGTAGCGCAAAACACCTCGACCACGATCACGCGACCGGCGCCGTCCGAGGCGTGCTCTGCCAGGGCTGCAATCTCGGCCTCGGCGGCTTCGCCGACGACCCCGCGCGCCTGGCCGCCGCCATCGCCTACCTCGCCGCTCCGCCCGGCGTCGGCCCGCAGGAGGTCCGCCCGTGATCGACTACTCCACCGACCCGGACGAGGGGATCAACCTCGTCGTCGCCGACTTCGCCTCGTGGGCCATCGGCCACCTACCGTGGCGCACGCCAGGCGAGACCTCGCCCGAGTACGTCGCCCGCGTCGCCCCGTTCTATCCCGACCACACGGCCGAGGAGGTCGCCCAGTGGTACGAGCACGCGTCCGAACTCCCCGCGTGAAGTACACGTTTCGCGCGCGCGCCGTGCTGGCCCTGCTCGCCCGCTCCCGGTCGCCCCGCGCCATCGCCTACGCGTCCGTCATCAGCCCCTCAACCGTGCTGCACGTCGCGATGCGCGAAGCGCTGCCCGAGATCGCCGCCGGGTACCTCGCCGGACGGGCAGCCCGGCACCACGGCGAGACCCGGTGAGGCTTAACCCCGGCACGCTCGCCCTCGGGATCCTCCTCGCCCTCGCCGTCCTCTGGACGTCGCAGCGGCACCCGCCCGAGGTCCACTTCCGCGACCCCGGCCCCTCCGTCGAGCGGCCCGTCAGCCCCTAAGGAACCGCGTTGTCCGCTCCTCTCCAGTCCTCCCCGGCCCTCGACGCCCTCGTGGCCTCCATCGCCGCCCTGGAGGCCGCCCTCCCGGCCGTGAGCCCCACCGGCTCGACGCCCGACCTCACGGCGTACCTGAACCTCATTCAGGCGATCCAGTCGACATGGTCGCCCCTGTTCAACCTGAATGAGTCCGTCTACGCCGCCGTCATCGCCTCGGCGAACCAGCAGTAACCCGAACGCCCCGGCTCGACCGCCGCCCGCCTCTGTGCGCGGGCCCCACGTCGGTCGCCGGGCCGCCGCGCCCCTCGGCGGACACAAGCGCGAAGCATGCCGCGCATGGGGCTCTGGACTGGTAGCTCAGTTGCGCAGAGCGCCCGCGTGAAAAGCGGGAGGTCGCAGGTTCGACCCCTGCCCGGTCCGCCCCGAGGTTGATAGCTCAACTGGATAGAGCACCCGGCTCCAACCCGGGAGGTTGCAGGTTCGAACCCTGCTCGATCTGCAAACCCCCGGGCTGAACCCTGGGGGCTCGACACTTCAACCCGCCCGAGGAGGTGACCGCATGGCCCGAGGTACCGCACACGCACCAAAGCCCGACGACCAGCGGCGCCGCCGCAACGCACCCACGACCGGCGAGCGCGTCTTCGCGCGCACGGGCGAGACGCACGGCCCCACGCTCGACGCCGCGACGTTCCGCGCCGACTGGCCGCAGGAAGTCCGCGCGTGGTGGGAGACCTGGCGCGCGCAGCCACAGGCCGTGTCCTTCGAGGGCACCGACTGGCAGCGCCTCGCCGACCTCGCGCCGCTGCGGGAAATGCTCCTCGCGCGCGACCTCTCGCCGGGCGAGCGCACGAAGATCCTCTCCGAGGTCCGCATGAACGAGGAGCGCCTGGGCGCGACGTTCACGGACCGCCAGCGGGCCCGAATCCGCTTCGCCGACTCCGCTTCCGAGGACTACCCGGACGGACCCGGCCTGGCCCCGGTTACCAGCATCGCCGCCGCCCGCGATCGATGGGCCGCCGAGGTCGACGACACCGACGACGACTGACGCGCGGCAGGCTCCGCCCGTCCCACGACGAGGCAGGACCCCGCGTGAAGGCCATCAAGACCCTAGACCGCTTCGACCCCGAGATCCCGACTCTCGGGTGGGGCGTGATCGAGTTCATCGAGACGTGGCTCATTCAGCCGGACGGCGACAACGCCGGTGAGCCGTTCGTCCTGACCCGCGAGCAACGCAACTTCCTGCTCTGGTTCTACGCGGTAGACCGCTCCGGCCGCTGGCGCTTCCGCCGTGCCGTGCTGCGCCGATCGAAGGGGTGGGGTAAGTCCCCCTTCCTCGCGGCTGTCTGTCTCGTCGAGCTTGTCGGCCCGGTCGTCTTCGCCGGGTGGGACCGCAACGGCGACCCGATCGGCCGCCCCCACGCCTCCCCGTGGGTCGTCATCGCGGGTGTCTCCGAGACGCAGACCGCAAACACCCTCGACGCCGTCCGCGCGATGATCTCCGGCGAGTTCGCCGACGAGTTCGGCCTTGACGTTGGCATGACTCGCATCTACGTCGCGGGTGGCGGGAAGCTCGTCCCGATCACCACGAACCCCGCGACACAGGAAGGTGCGCGCCCGACCTTCGCCGTCATGGACGAGGTCCACCACTGGACCATCGGCAACGGCGGGAAGGCCCTCGCGAAGGTCATCCGACGCAACCTGACGAAGATCAAGGGCGCCCGCTCGATCGTCACGACGAACGCGCACAGCCCCGCTCAGGACACCGTCGCCCGCGACCTCTTCGACGCCCACCGGGCGCAGGTCGAAGGCCGCACGCGCCGCGCTGACCTCCTCTACGACTGCGTTGAGGCCCCCCCGCTGTCTGACGACGACCTCGCCAGCGAGGAGACCCTACGGGCCGCCCTGCGCTGCGCCTACGGCGACGCCACGTGGATCGACCTCGACGACATCATCAGCGAGATCTACTCCCCTGACGTGCCGATCGAGGACTCCTGCCGGTTCTTCCTGAACCAGATTGTGGACGCCGCCGACGCGTGGGCGACCGCCCTGGAGTGGGACTCAAACCTCGTCCTCGGCCTGGCCCCGCTTCGCCACGCGACCCCCGGTCAGTGGCGCAAGGGCGACACCGTCTGCCTCGGCTTCGACGGCGGCCGTACCGACGACTCAACCGCCCTCGTCGCCGTCCGTCTCAGCGACGGCGCCGTGTTCATCCTCGGCCTGTGGGAGAAGCCCACCGGCCCGGACGGCGAGGGTTGGGAAGTCAACCGTGAGGCCGTCCGAGGCGCTGTCGACAACGCGTTCGCGACCCTCGACGTCGTGGCGTTCTTCGCCGACGTCGCCGAGTGGGAAACCGACGTTGACGACTGGCGCGACCGCTTCGGAGAGCGTCTGTTCCACAAGGCGACCGCGAAGCACGCCGTTGCGTGGGACATGCGCGCCCACGGCGCTGACACCGTCCGCGCCACCGAGGCGCTGCACCGCGCCATCTGTGACAAGGCGGTCCCGCACGACGGCGACCCCCGACTCCGGCGCCACGTGCTCAACGCCCGCCGCCGCCCCGGCCGCTGGGGTATCGCGTTCGGCAAGGAATCCCGCGAGTCGCCCCACAAGGTGGACGCCCTCGCCGCGATGCTCCTCGCCCGCATGGCCTGTACCTACGTCACCGGCACGAACGCCCTCGCGAAGCGCGGAGGCGTCGGCACGCTGACCGGCTACGGCCGCCGCAACGCCGCCCTTGCGCAGCGCCAGCAGGCCGCCTATCAGGCCGCCCTCGCCGCCGCCGCGAAGCGCAAGCCCGCCCCCGCCGAGGAGGACCCCGAGACCGCCCGTTACCGCCGCATGGCGGACGCCGCCCGAGCGGCGAAAGCCAAGACAGGAGAGTGAGCTATGGCGCCAGTCAGCAACCCCGCCAAGCTGGCCGCCGAACTCATCGCCCAGCACGGCGCCTCGATCGCCCGCACCGGCCATCACGGCATCGTCGGCCGGTACCTCGACGGCGACCATGACCTTCCGTACATGCCCAAGGACCACCGGGCCGAATACCGGATCATGGCCATGCGCAGCATCACGAACCTCCTCCCGCGCGTCTCGGACACCTTCGTCAAGCTCCTGTTTGTCGACGGCTACCGGTCGAGCGGGAAGACCGACAACGCCGACGCGTGGAAGTTCTGGCAGAAGAACAAGCTCGACGCCCGGCAGACCATCGCGCACCGTGGCGCGATCGAGTACGGCGCCTCATACGTCCTCGTCCTCAAGGGCGACAAGGGAATCCCGGTCATCCGGCCTCTGGATCCGCTGCGGTCTATGGCGTGGTACGCCGACGAGGACGACGAGTGGCCCGAGGTCGCTATCCGGCACCGTGGCGCGACCTCGGACGGCGGTGTCCTGTGGGAGATGTACGACGACACGAACATGTATTCCGTCCTGGCCACGGACGGCGCGGTCACCCTCCAGGGCAAGCCCGCCGCGCACGGCCTCGGCGTCTGCCCGTTCGTGCGCTTCCGCGACCGGCTCGACGGCAAGCCAACCGGCATCATCCGGCCGCTGATCGTCCCGCAGGACCGTATCAACGACACGGTTTTCAGCCTCACGATGGCGATGCACTATGCGTCGTTCCGCCAGAGGTGGGCGACCGGCCTCGTCATCCCGACCGACGAGAATACGACGCGGACCGAGCCGAACCCGGGCTACGACCCGTCGCAGCCGGACGACCCCGAGCTGAACCCGCCCACGATTCAGGTCCCGAACCCGGACTACGGCCAGCCTGTCGACACGTTCGAGGTCGCCGTTGACCGTCTGTGGACCACCGACCAGGCAACCGCCACGTTCGGCGAGTTCAATCAGACGCACGTGGAGGGCCACCTCGCCGCCTACGACGCCGCCGTGGAGACGCTGGCCACCCTCGGCCAGCTCCCGTCCGGCACGCTCAAGGGCAACCTCGTCAACGTCTCGGCCGAGGCGCTGGCCTCGCTCTACGACGTCACGAAGCGTCAGGCGGACGTCTATCAACTCCTCTTCGGCGAGGCGTGGGAACAGGTCATGAACCTGGCCGCCGTCGCCGCCGGGCAGAAGCCCGACGAGAGCGCGCAAGTCCACTGGCGCAACACCGAGGCCCGCAGCTTCGCCGCGACCGTGGACGCCCTCGGCAAGATGGTCCAGATGCTCAACGTCCCGCCGGAAGCGGCCTGGGAACTCATCCCGGACGTGACCGATGGGGATATCGAGCGCTGGCGCAAGATGGAGAAGGCCAGCGACGGACTCGCGCAACTGACCGCCGCCCTCGGCCGCCAGGCGACGCCCACACAGCCCCCCGGCGCCCCTCCGGCGCCCGGCCAGCAGCCACCGGCCCCGCCGTCTGCTCCGGCTAAGTGACGGCCGTCTCCGAGGTCGTACAGCACCGTCTCACGGACGCCCACCGCGTCGCGCAAGCGAACCTCGCTACCGACACGGTGGGCAAGCTGACGGTCGTCTGGAAGCACCTCCTAAAGCCCGCCAACCTCAACGACTACGCGACGTATCTCGACGTCATGACCGGCCTCATCCGGGCGAACCGTACGACCTCGGCACAGGTGGCCGCTGCGTACTACGGCGCGTCCCGAGCGCTGTACGTCGATGCTCCGTACGACCCGACGCTGTTCGACGCCATCCCGGACGAGCAGATCATGACCTCCCTCCTCGTGACTGGCCCGGTCCGCGTCAAGACGCTGATCGGGAACGGGGAGTCGATGGAAACCGCGCTCAATCGAGCGCTCATCGCAAGCGCTGGCGCCGCGACGCGCCACGTAGCGAACGGCGGACGGGAGACCGTCCGTGGGAACGCCCTCGCCGACGAGTGGGCCACAGGCTGGCGCCGCGTGACGGACGGGAACCCCTGTTCGTTCTGCGCGATGCTCGCCGGTCGTGGCGCCGTCTACAAGTCGGCGACCACCGCCACCGGCCACCACACGGCCGGGCGATCCCGGAAGGGCAACCCTTCGCACGGCGACGACCGCTATCACGACCACTGCGGTTGCACCGTCGAAGCCGTTTTCAACGCCCGCCTCGTCAAGCGCGACCGCCACGGCCGCTGACTCCCAATCCCACCCCTACGCGTGATGGCAGGTCCAGCGCGCGACCACGTCCAGGAGACGAACCCGCATGACCACGACCCCCGACCCGAACGCAGCCGTTCCGCCGTCCCCCGAGGGCACCCCGGCGCCCGACGCCGACGCCCCGCCGTGGGGCGACGACTTCGACCCGGCGCGCGCGTGGTCCCTGATCCAGGGACTCCGTGGCGACAAGGCGAACCAGGCCGCGAAGCTCACCGCGTTCGAGCAGGCCGAGCAGGCCCGCAAGGACGCCGAGATGACCGAGCTTCAGCGCGCGAACGAGCGCGCGGAGAAGGCGGAAAGGGCCATCGCGGACCGAGAGGCCGCAGACCAGCGCGCCGCCGTGATCAGCAAGCACGGCATCAGCGCCGCCGACGCGGACTTCCTCAAGGACGTCCCCAGTGACCAGCTCGACGCGCGGGCGCAGGCGCTCGCCGCGCGACTCGCCGCCGCTCCCAAGGACGACGGCGCCGAGGCACTGCCCGGCAAGCCCCAGCCCAAGCTCACCGCCGGACACGAGTCCGGCGAAGCGACCGAGCCCTTCGACCCCATCGCGCTCGCGGACAAGATCCACCGGCGCCTGTACTGAGAGGTACTGAACCCCCATGGCCAACACCTTCAAGAGCATCCTCGCGGACAACCTGTCCGCGACCGCTTCCGCCCTCGTCACGAAGGACATGAGCATCGCGAGCGTGGTCAACCGCTCGTGGTCCGCCGACTTCGCGGGCAAGCGCGGTGCGACCGTGAACGTCCGCATCCCGGCGACCCTGACCGCGAGTCAGCGGGCCCTGGACTCGGCCACGGCCCTGACCGTGGGCACCCTGGTCGAGTCGACGCAGCCCGTTGCCCTGTCCACCAACATCTACAGCGCCATCGCGCTGTCCGACGAGGACATGACCCTCCGTATCGAGGACGGCGTGGCGCAGGTGCTCGCGCCGCAGACCCTCGCCGTCGCCGAGGCGGTGGAACAGCT